ATATTCAAAACTTGCCCGCCCCGTTCCTGCCATATATCAACGTCGTCGGCGTCGGCTTTATTGGCCACGGCTGTTACCGCATTGACTAGCGTGGCGCGGCTTATCGGCTGGCCCTGCTCATAACCAGATTGGCCGATTGTATCCAGCAACCCGTCTAATACGCTGGACGTTTCTTTTTTGGTCAACTGCATCACGCGGCCCAAGTTTTGCACAACTTCGGTTTTCTCAACCGCCACGCCGTCGATAACGTCGGCGGCGGCGGCTTTCATTTGCTCAATTACGGCGTCAAATGCGTCGCGGCTTGAATAGACGCCGACAAGGTCCCGAATTTTGAGCTCTAAAGCTTTATTGTCGGCGTCTTTTGCGGCGTCGGACAAAAGCCCCCAGTCGTCGGTATCACGGGCCGACGTGATATGTGATGACCGCGTTTTGTTTTGGGTCTGCATACCATTGAGACAAGCCAACGTCCAAGCGATTTGATAAACCGACACTGAACCCGCGCCAACTTCAGAATTTTGCAGGCCAATCCCGTTGGCCATATGGTCCCCGACGTTTGCACCCGCGCCAGTCTGAACCAACGATTTAAGCCGCAAATAAAGCCGTTTGTCTGTAACGTCGGCATTTACAACTTGGAACGCGGCGGGGTTATCCATCAATTGCGGCAACGCCGATTGTAGCAAGTTGATATTGTCGAATGTTTTAAACTTGTCGGAAACAAACGCCCGCAAAACGCCGTTCGGGTTTTGTGAGTTATTCCAATCTGAGCGCGGTGGCACGTTTAGACCAACCCCGCCAAATACTGGCGGCTGTTCGGTTGCTATGGCGTGCGTTCTTAGCATCCGGCGGGCTGGCTTTTTTTGCCAGATTGCATTTATGAGCGCGTCGAATTCCGGCGAATATTCGGCTTGCAATCGGCGGGCCGTGCGAGCGTCAATATCGGCATGACTGGCAATCTGGCCAAATGCCACATCATTTATATCAAAAATTCTAGTAGGTTCACCGCCGCGCTTTTCTATCACGACTTGTGGCCGCCCGTTTTCGGCGGTGATTTTTTGCAAGTCATGCGTCGGGGCCAGATAATCCGCGGCGCGGGCGTGCTGGTCCTGCACTTTCAAAAGCAAGTCTCGGAGTGAATTTTTGTTGTTTTCGATTGTATGTGTCATGTTTTTATTTCCCGTAAAGTTGAAAAAAACCGGCGGGCATCATTGCGCCGCCGGTCATTGTGTTACCATAATATGCGATTTTATGCAATTAGAATTTTTTAAAATTTCTATTCGGCCCCTATATCACCGGCGACATGGTGCCGAATAATTGCCCGTGGTGATAGTGTTTTAACAAAAGCCCGCAATTTGTCGCCGTCCGATTGTTGCTGGTCTTGGCCAGCCGTGGCCGTCCAATGCAACGCAACATTGCCGCCCGCCGCATAACACCCGCCGCGCTCGCCGTTTTCAATTTTTTTCTTTTTGACGCCGTGGCCAGTAAACCCGACAATATAATCACGATTAAGGCGGGCGCATAACGGCTGGCCGTTGCCGCAATTAACACACCCGACGCTATCCAAATATTCGGCGGGGCATCTAATCACCCGCACCCCGTCGGCGGTTGCGTTTTTGCCATTCTTCCAAAATGATTTTTTGACGACAGTCACAACCGGCGCAATTTTGTTTTTCACAATTTGCACGGCTTCGGCCAAATTGTCGGCTGAATAGTTTATTGTCGTTTTATTCGGGGCCAGTTTTTGCGCCCAATATAACGGGTGAAAATGTGAATAGGTGAAGCTTTCCCCGCGTCGTGGCTTGGCATCTAGCACGGCGTCCAAATATTCAAAATCTATTTGACCGGCCCCGCACCCGCGCCCGCTATCGTTTAATTTACAATCGGCGGGACAGGTTCCAAAATTTTCACCATTACCGGCGCGATATGTGACGGCCAAGCCCGCCGTTTTATTGGCGGTTGAATTTTTAACAGTTTTAAGCATTTTTCTATTTCCCGTAGTTAATGCGATTTGTCCCATATATAGAAAAAACAAAGCCCCGTCAAGATATATTGACGGGGCCTACCTTTCTTACTGTTCTTTCAGCCATGCACCAATCTGAATAAAAACATCCATTTCATTATTCGTTGGTTTCATGCCCTCTTTTTTCATCCAGTTATAAATAACCTTGGCCACCTTTGCGTGGACTTCTAATGGAATTGATGCACCACGATAACCCTTGGTATCAAATTCCTTGTAATAAACATTTTTCAATTTAATCTCCCGTGTTTTATAAGATTTGTCTTATATAGTTAACAAAAAAAGCCCCGTCAATACAACGGGGCTAATTTTCTAAAATTTTATCGCCGCCTGCGGCTTACATATCGCGTCCGCTCTTGCGTGTGCTTTTCCCAGTCCGGCCCGTATAGTAACCGGCCAATGATAGAAAATATAAACATTAGTTCGCAATCTCCCGCTCTTCTAAATAAAAGTTTAAATCCTGCAACACCCGAAAAACGTGATTGTCTGGTTCACCCTCTTCATAAAAATGTTGCTGTTCACTGCACCAGTTATAATCAATCAACTGGCGCAATCCCTTTAACATCCGCTGTTCCGCTGTTTCAGTCATACCACCACCTCTTTTAAGAACCATTCCTTATTCACTTTGGTTTGATACTCACCATCAGCATTTGGGTGACACTCATAAACCACGGCAACCAAATCTTGTGGATATTTCGGGTCCGACTTTTCTGCAAAGTAAATACAAATATCAAACATTCTGCCCAAAACCTGCACGCCTACCCATTCCATTTCATCGTCAAGATGTTCATACCACGCATTGCCCTGACACCGGTAATCTTCAAAACGCAAGTGCGCTTCAAAGTGTGCGGTCAAAAAACCTTTTTCAAAATCGGATAATTCCAACATCGTTCATAACTCCCGTAGTAATTGACAATGCCCCTATTCCGTATCGTCTAGGGCCACAATGTCATATTCGCTAAATATTGACCTGACCTGCTCTTGACTGTCCGCATAAACATATAACTGAAGCGTAAATTCATCCCCACCAAGACAAACAAGATTTAGTCCTGTTGATGCCGATGTTAATTCAACGTAATATCTGTGCATTAAACAACCTCCCGTAGTAATTAACGCTGAACCTACATATAGGATTATCTGGGAGAAATCAAGTCAAAAAGCACATCCCAGTTAAACTTGCCTTTTTGGTGGTGTATCGGCTCAACGGATTGCAAGCCGTCCATTTTCAAATCAACCGCCGCACAGGCTGGATACAAAAACATTTCCGGCTCATCTGTCGGCTTGTTTTGTTTTTTAATCAATATCCACGACGGGCTATGTTGATGACGGGACAACCACGCCACTTGTGATGGCTGTAATGTAACCCCGTTGCTTGTCAAAAATTTAAGTTCTACAAAATGAAACACACCCTTTTCATCGCATATCAATAAATCAGGTATGCCCGCGCCTACATAGTTCTCAATCCGCGTCAGCAGTAACTTCCGCTTCGACCTCTGCGCCGCTTCCTTTATCTGCTTGTAAAAGCCGCTTTCTCGCTTTGTTGCGATTGCTGGGGTTTTCATCTTCCGGCGTGACGTTGATTGTGACTGGGGCATAACTTTGCTTGAGTTCCTCTAACGCTTTCAGAACATCCTCTTTGCTCATACTGTCAATAGAGCCATGACGAATTTCTGATTTGTTGACGTATATGTCCCCCTGCGCTTGTCCCCGTCTGTATTCAGCTTGCACGGCGGCACTATATGCACCGTTCTGCAAAGCCAAATCTCGTATGTTCTGCAAATCCCTGACGTGCCGGTGAAACGTAATGCCATATTTTTCATCAAGTTCCCGCCGATAAGATTGTATAGCCGCCACGACATGCGGCGATATATGTGGGTTTGTCAGTTCATAAGCCCTGCTATGTGCAGACGTTACAGCATACCCAGCATTGATGGCCGCCTCGCGTAACGTAATCTGTCCGTCTTTACTCACCAGTTCTTTTACAAAAAGTTCCTGCTTACGAGTCAGGGGCTGATCCACGCCAGCCGGTGGTCTGCCTCGCCGTTCTCTAGGTTTTCCTGTTATCTTACCTGCCGCTACTCTTGCCATAATACCACCGTTAAAAAGGTCACGTTCAGATATTAGTAACGCAGAACACTATATAGAGCAAAAAATATTTTTTATAAAAAACCAAAATTTCAGCCAATAAGGCCGTTTTCCTGTTTAAGAAAGTGTAACACCATTGATTTCATAGTGTTACGCTACTTGTGTTACAAGGTATTATATATATTTCAGTAAGTTACATACCAATGTA